GCAGGATCGCCAACTCAGGGCGCATCAGGCGGTGGTGGTGGTGCAGTAGGAACTGGCGTTACCCCTAGCAATCAAGGTGGCAACGGCGGCGCAGGTTCATCAGTGTATTCATCTTGGTATTCGCTTGTTGGCATTGGTCAAAATGTCAGTGGAACTTATTACACAAATGGCGGCGGCGCTGGAGCAGATAACTCATCACTTGGCGGTACGGGTGGAAATGGCGGCGGCGGAAATTCTGCAACAACAAACAGCGGCAACGGTGTTAGTGGCACTGCAAATACAGGTGGCGGTGGTGGTGGTGCAGTCAACGGTACCTCTGGTAACGGCGGTTCTGGTTTTGTTATTGTTCGATACCCAGTAATTTAAGAGAGAAGGTAACCAAAATAGCACACTTCGCAGAGATAGATTCAAACAACATAGTCACCCGCGTACTTGTCGTAGCAAACGAGCAAGAGCATCGCGGTCAAGACTTCCTAGCCAATGACCTTGGCTTAGGCGGTAACTGGATTCAAACCAGTTACAACGCTAACTTCCGTAAGCACTATGCAGGAATTGGGTATTCCTATGACGCATCACTAGATGCTTTCATTCCGCCTAAATGCCACGATAGCGCAACACTTAATACTGAAACTTGCTTATGGGATTGCCCTGATGCAAGCCATGTAATCATTCAAGGAGAATCAAATGTCTGATACGCCAAAGAAACTCGTTATAGATGTTGAAAAAGGCACACACACTTACGTTGACCTAACCCCTGCCGAGATTGCAGAACGCGATCAGATGGCAGCTCAGGCAGAAGTAGATCGCGCAGAGCGCGAGGCTAAAGAGCAGGCAGAAGCTGACGCTAAGTTAGCAGCGCAGGCTAAGTTGCAGGCACTGGGTCTAACTGGCGAAGAGATTGCCGCTATCACTAAGTAGTGAGTTAGTCCCGCTTCTGCGGGACATTGATGACCAAGTTGACGCAGTAGATAATCTACCCATTTAAGGAGCAGAAGTGGTTGACGCATTTTCCCACATTAAAGAACGCCCAGTAGATCCAGTAGGTCAACCCGTCACAGCTGGTGATACTTACATCAACACTTCTAATGCTTATGATTGCGCCCTTGCAGGCTTGCCATTCTTCTTTGGCATCAGCGACAAGTATCCCTACAAGCGCGAGACTGCTCAGTATCGCAAGCAACAATTCGATAACCAGAAAGAACCAGGCGAGCAGACCCTTACAGGTTGGTGGCTTCGCTCACAGTCCTCATTCCACTACGGCGCAGGCATCCGCTTCCAAGAGCCTGTTCAAGGCGAGACTGTTCCTTACCGCTTTAACAAGAGCGCAGGCGTAGAGGTATTCAACCTTGGCAAGGTAACCCTTCTGCCAGATGTAGAAGTCCTCAAATCTGCAACCAATGACAACATCATTCTTGAAGGTGGCGTTGACGCCAACGACGTGGATGTAGTCCTTATGGCTGACAACGCTAGCCTCTATCGCATCACGGCTGTAGGATCCTCTACAAGCCTTACATGGGGCGGCTCTGGCACTATCCTAGATGTAGCCCAAGATGGCCAGAATTACTATGTAGCTAATGCCACAGGCATTTACAAAGGTCCACTTACAGGTGGATCCAGCGGCACCTTGATCTTTACCCACCCAGCATCGGTGGGAACTGTTACCCATGTCAAAATGAACTGGGCTAAGCAACGCCTCATTGCTGGCATCAACAACTACATCTTTGAGATTACCCCGATTACTTCCTACACGGTGGTTGCTGGTCAGTTGGCAAACAATGTCGCCACACTTAAAACTTCCGTAACACACAACTTTGCAGTAGGTAGTCAGGTGACAGTTGCTTCTATCAGTGCTGGATTTAACGGCACATTCTCAGTAACTGCGGTTCCATCTGCTACAGAATTTTCTTATTACCACAATTATACAGACCAACAATACGCAACTGGCATGACGGGTACAGCAGTTCTTGCCACTAATAATAACCTTCCGATCTATGCCCACTCCAACACAAATTGGAAGTGGACAGGCGTAGCCGAAGGTCCTAATGCTATCTATGTCTCTGGCTATGCTGGCGACTCATCAAGTATCTTTCGCCTAAGCCTAGACACAACAGGCAACGTGCCGCTTCTCAACAAGGCAGTCACCGCAGCGGACATGCCATCTGGTGAGTATGTCACCAGCCTTGCATCTTATGTGGGCAAGTACATGGTCTTTGGAACTAACAAGGGTGTACGTGTGGGCCAGATTGATACATCTGGCTTCGTCTCATCTGGCTACATTACTTACGGACCATTGACTGTCGTTACCAATGGCTACGATCCAGCCAGCGGAACTACCCTTACAGGTAGCAGCGTAGATGCTGTGATGTTTCAAGATCGCTTTGCCTACTGCACAGTATCTAACTACATTGACAATGGCGATGGAAGTTACTCATCTGGCTTAGTTAAGATTGACCTGTCCCGTGAACTTGCTCCCAACCAGATGGCTTATGCCACACATCTTCGTGTGCCTAGCACTAACGATGTTACAGATGTAGCAGTTTTTGGCCATACCAACAAGATCGTCATTGGCGTTAAAGGAAAAGGATCTTACGTCCAGTCAGCCACAGCGCTATGTGCTAGTGGCTACATCCAGACTGGTCTTATCCGCTACCTCACTCTTGAAGACAAGCATTTCAAGTTAATCAAGCCACGTATTCAGGCACCAGTCACAGGCGACATTGGCCTTGCAGCGGTTAGTTCAGATGGCACAGTTTCTAACATCATTGAAATCTCACCCAACATGGATCTAACTCAGGACATCACGACAGGTTTAACTTCTCCAGCTGAGTCTGTTGCCTTCCGCTTTACCCTCTACCCTCAGACTGGTAGCCCACTAAGCGCAAGCACATTCAACGGTTACCAACTCAAGGCTCTGCCAGCGGTTAAGCGCAATCGTTCCTACACAGTCCCAGTCTTGAACTTTGACTTTGAAGGTGACAGATACAACATGGTTACTGGCTACGAAGGTCGCGCTATCTCGCGCCTTCAAGTCTTAGAAGACACAGAAGCACAAGGCGATGTCATTGTTTATCAAGACTTTACATCAGGTGAGACGGTTCAAGGCGTAATTGAATCACTCCAGTTCGTCCGCACTACCCCACCAGAGCGCCGTTTCTCAGGCTTTGGTGGCTTGATCTACGTCACATTCAGAACCGTCTAACACGTTAGGGAATACCGCTATGACTACTGCCGACTGGGCAAGCACTATTTATGGTTACTTCTTTGTTGCCGCTACTGTAGGTACTGGCCTTTGGTATGTATTTAAACATGGCGTTCATACGCTATTCGATCAACACTTAGAAGAAATCAAACCACAACTATCAGAACTAAGCCGTAATGGCGGGGGAAGTATTAAAGATGCTGTCGAAGATATCCGAGAAGCTGTCCATGAAATCTCCAAAGACCTTGCCCGACTCGAAGGTAAATTCGAGCAGCACGTCTCCGAACCAGTACGTCGAAGCAGTAGTAGCAGCCGCAAAAAGTCAGATTAACTTCAAAGAGGGTATCAATAACGATACCAAGTTTGGCTCTTGGTATGGCATGAACCACCAACCTTGGTGCGCCATGTTCGTTTCGTGGTGCTTTGCACAGGCTGGTTGCTCCCAATTGATCGCCGCATCCACAGCCAAAGGCTTTGCTGGAGTGGAAGTCTTTGAGGCATGGGCCAAGAAGAACAAGCTGGTTATACCTACAGTACAGGTTCAGGCTGGTGACATCGTTCTATTCGACTTTGCCAAAGCTGGCAAGCCTGTCCACGTGGGCATAGCCATTGGCCCAATCAACCCAAATACCCACTTACTTGATACAATTGAAGGTAACACCGCTGGTGATAACATGGGAAGCCAGAACAACGGCGATGTTGTTGCACTGAAACACCGCGCTCTTACAACCGTAAGAACCGTAGTACGACCCAATTGGAGTAAGTAATGAACATAAACATGAAGCAAGTACAGACAATCTGTGGCACATGGGTGCGGGCATTTGTTGCCGCAGTCCTAGCCTCTTACATGTCTGGTTTTACAGAACCTAAGTACCTAGTTCATGCTGGCCTTGCCAGCGTTGTCCCAGTTGTACTTCGCTGGGTTAATCCAAAAGACAATTTTCCAGCAGCAAATCCAGTTACAAAATAATTTAATAACACAACTAAACCCCGCCTTAACTGGCGGGGTTTTTTTGTTTTTTGTTTTCCTAGTTAGGGCGCTATCATTAGCGCCGCGCCCCTTATAATCCGAGAGCCTATGGCTCTCCCGTATCGCACTCGCTTCGCTCGTATTATACACACCACCTGCAAAATCTTGTCAAATTGGGAAGTGATGCCAACGGGTGCTACACTCACCACATGAACCAAACAACAGTAGGACATCGCTCATTCAGTAGCTTTTCATCGTGGGTCAGATGCGGTAAGTCGTGGCAATTAGAACGCCAACTGCAAGCACCATCCGAGCCAGCATGGTGGTTCGTGGGTGGCTCAGCCTTTCACAAGGCAGTAGAGAATTACTTACGTGCAGAGTTAAACGATGGTACCCAAGAAGGTTAAGAGGATAGCCAGCCTACGGCTGCTACATGGGCAGAAGGCTGACTACAGCAGCCTTGGACCAATGCGTGTATGTCCATGCGGGTCAGATACATGGCATGTGAAAGTTAAGTTTGATGAAGACGGCGAGATTGGAATGTACTTTCTGGACATGATCTGTGTATTATGTACCAGTACAGCAACCGCACCTTTACCAGAATGGAAATAAAACTAATGGACGTAATAACAAAACCAACTAGAGAAGAACTAATTGCATGGCGCGAAGCAGAAAAATTGGCAGATCGATTACTAGAAATTGCAGAAGAGATTGAAAGTAAAATAAGCGCAATCAACGACCGTATTACAAGAGACGTTCCTGTTTGGGCCGAAGAAATGGATCTTGTGGTAATGACTGATGAAGAGATTGATGAGTTTGTTGCAGAGGGTCAGTAATGAACCGAGCAGAACGCAGGGCTAAAGGCGTAGCTAGTGAAGATGCTTTTCGCACAGCATTTGTGCAAGCAGAGATGGTTATGCGGCAGGCGCTATCTAAGAAGATTGATCTTGCAATTGACGAAGAAGAAGACGAAGCAGTAAAGTCTGGACTTCGCAAAGCGCAAAAGATTGTGATGGGCGAACTTGACAATTGATGCACAAAAGATTTGGGATGCTGCTTTCTTAGAACAGATTGCAGAAGTTGAGGCTAAGTCCAACTCTAATCCTGTTGACTGGCGCAAGGGTGGCAGAGCCACCAAAGCTAGCCCTGACAAGGAAGACAAAACTTGGTGGGATGAAAACGGCAAGAGGATGCTGGATGATTTCATCACCTCATACAAGGCTAACAAGTGGAAAGTCTGGACTACACCTCAAGGTATTCCAGCCATAGAACTTGGAGTTAACGTTACCTTTGGTGAAGTACTTATTAAGGGTTACATTGACTTGATCTTTGAAAACAAAGATGGCTCACTCACAGTTGTGGATCTAAAGACTGGAGCCAGTACACCTGAATCATCTATGCAGTTGGGTACATACGCAGTATGTATCGAACAGACGTTCGGGATTAAAGTGCCATACGGTTCTTACTACAATGCACGAACTGGTACACTTGAGCCTAGCGCTGGGATGGAGCGCTGGACTTACCCAGTATTAACAGAGATGTTTGCCCAGTTTGAACGGGGCTTACAGGCAGAAATTTTTTTACCAAACATCGGTATGTCATGCCGCACCTGCGGCGTGAAGG